AGATTTATCTGAAGGAACATTAACTGGTACAACTGCTGAATTTAATTCTGCTTTATCAGATGGTTCTTTTGCTACATTAGCAGGTACAGAAACATTATCTAATAAAACACTCACAGCACCTAAATTTGCTGACGGTGGTTTTATTGCTGATGCTAATGGTAATGAGTTAATTCTATTACAAACAACTACAAGTGCTGTCAATGAGTTAGAAATTACTAACGCTGCGACAGGTAATGCGGTTCAAATCGCAACAACTGGTGGTGATACAAACATTGATTTAAAAATCAGTCCAAAAGGTTCTGGTGTTGTTGATGTTGACTCAAGTAGAATTACAAACGTTACTGATCCATCTAGTGACCAAGATGCTGCTACAAAGGCATATGTTGATAGTGTTGCGAACGGATTAGATGTTAAAGATTCAGTAAGATATGCTTCAACAGCTAACGTTGCTGGTACTTATAACAACGGTGCTGGTACAATTACTGCTGGTTCAAACGGTGCGTTTTCTATTGATGGTCAAACTCCATCAGCAGGTAATAGAATATTATTAAAAGATCAGTCAAGTGCTGTTCAAAACGGTATCTATACAGTAACAACTGTTGGTGACGGTTCAACAGCGTATGTATTAACAAGAGGTCCAGACGCAGATACTGCTGCTGAATTAACTGGTGGTACATTCTTCTTTGTTGAAGAAGGTTCAACAAATGCCGATAATGGTTATGTTGCAACTCACAATGGAACACCAACTTTAGGTTCAACAGATATTACATTTGCTCAGTTCTCTGGCGCTGGTCAAATTAGTGCTGGTGCGGCGTTATCTAAAACAGGTAACCAACTTGATGTTGAGGTAGATGATACAACAATTGAAGTATCTGGTGACGCTTTACAAGTTAAAGCATCTGGAATTGGTACTAACCAATTAGCTGCTACAGCAGTTACAGAAGCTAAAATTGCGAACAACGCAGTTACTGTTGCTAAATTAGCTACTACTTTAGATTTATCATCTAATACAATTACTTTACCAAGTTCGTTTACTACAAATAGTGGTACACAAACTTTAACTAATAAAACTATTGATGCTTCTTCAAACACACTATCTAACATTGGTAATAGTTCATTATCAAATAGTACAATTACTATTACAGGTAGTGACTCATCTTCAGATGCAGTTGCTCTTGGTGAAACTTTAACAATTGCGAATGGTGAAGGTATTGTAACAGCTATTGCTTCAAACACTTTAACAATTACTGGAGAAAACGCTTCTACATCAAATAAAGGTATTGCTTCATTTAGTGCTGATAACTTTACAGTTACATCTGGCGCAGTGGCAGTAACGGCAATTGACGGCGGAACATTTTAATTAGTCGTCAACCTTAGGAGATTTTTGATATGGCGACAATTATAAAGCTTAAACGAGGTACAACTACACCCACGACTAGTAATCTAGCGAACGGTGAAGTAGCAATTGATACCTCGGCAAAAAAGTTTTATATTAATGATAATGGAACCATTAAAGAAATTGCTGGTTCAACAGGTGACGCCACATCTCCACTTGCTGGTGATGTACGAGGTTATACAGGAGATGGTTCAACAACAGCCTTTACTGTATCATCTGGTGCCGATGTCGAAAACGTTTTAGTTTTTATCAACGGTGTCTATCAAAGACCTACTACTGACTATACAGTTTCAGGAACAACATTAACATTTGGTACAGCGCCTGCGTCTTCGGATGCAATTACAATTAAAGAATTAGTTGAAGGTGCGAATATCATAAATGATACTGGACTTGTAAGAGCATATACAGGTGACGGTTCAACAACAGCTTATAACGTAACCACTGGTAAAGCACAAGAAGAATTTTTAGTCTTTATCAATGGTGTTTATCAAAGACCTACAAACGAATATACTGTATCTTCTGGTACATTAACATTTGTTACAGCTCCTGTTAGTGCTGACGTCATTACAATTAAAGAGTTAGCTGAAGGAATAGGTAGTGAGATTTTAACAATCGCTGATGATACATCAACAACTACATCTTTTAACGCTGGCGATACACTTACATTATCAGGTGGTACAGGTCTTTCATCTACAATATCAGGTGATGTAGTTACTTTTGCGATTGATAATACTGTTGTAACAACGACAGGATCACAAACTCTTACAAATAAAACTTTAACAAGTCCTGTAATTTCATCTATTTCAAATACAGGTACACTTACTTTACCAACATCAACAGATACTTTAGTTGGTAGAGATACAACTGATACACTTACCAATAAAACGATTAGTGGTTCATCAAACACATTATCTAACATTGGTAATGCGTCTTTAACTAATTCATCTATCACAATAAATGGTACAGCAGTATCATTAGGTGGTAGTACAACAATTTCAACAGCATCAACTTTAACTATTGCTGATGACACATCTACAACTGCTTCAATAGATTTAAATAGTGAAACATTAACTGTTGCTGGTGGAACAGGAATTACAACTTCTGTATCTGGTAATACTTTAACAATTACAGGAAGTGCAACACAAAATACTTTTTCAACAATTAATTTAAATGATTCAACTAATATTGTAGCAGATTCAACTACTGATACTTTAAATTTAGATTCTTCTGGTCTTATAAGTATTACAGGTGACGCATCAACAGATACAATTACGGTTGGAACAGTATCATCAGTCAAATTACCATTCTTAAAAGCAGATGGTTCTAGTTCTAATGTTGATTTACAAACATCAGGAACATTAGCTGATGTAATAACAAATTTATACATACCATTTACAAAGGCAGACGGATCTGCCGTTGAAACATTGGTAGTAGCTTAGGGAGATATAAATGGCAGTTAAAACACCGATAAAGGCAACATTCTCTGGTAGTAATGTCGTAGGGTTAGCAGAATACCAATCAGCTGATTTTATTGGCGTTAGTGATGGTGGTACAGGTGCAGTCACATTTACAGCAGGTATATTAACTGCTGATGGAACAAACGCATTTTCAACTGTAACAGCTCCTTCAGGAACAATTGTTGGTACAAGTGATACTCAAACACTTACGAACAAAACAATTGACGCTAGTAGTAATACATTATCTAATATTGGTAATGCGTCTTTAACAAATTCATCTATAACAGTCACAGACGGTTCAACATCTACAGCTACAGCTTTAGGTGGTACAATTACTTTCTCTGGTACAGCAAATGAAATCGAAGTTGGTGAAAGTTCAGGTACAATTACTATTGGATTACCAAATGATGTTACTGTAGGAAATAATTTAACTGTTACAGGAAATTTAACTGTTAATGGTACTACAACAACTGTAAACTCAACAACAGTAGAAATTCAAAACGCTTTTGTTTTTGAAGGTGCTACTGCTGACGCTTATGAAACTACTTTAACAACAGTTGATCCTACAGCTGATAGAACAATATCTTTACCTAACGCAACAGGTACAATTGTATTAAGAGATACAACAGATACTTTAACAAATAAAACAATTAATAGTGCTTCAAACACAATCACTATTACTGAATCGAACATCTCTGATTTACAATCATATATATTAGCAAATTCTACAGATACACTAACTAATAAAACAATTAGTTTTACAAATAATACTATTTCAGGAACAACAGCTGAATTTAATACAGCACTATCAGATGGTTCATTTGCCACTTTAGCTGGTACAGAAACATTAACAAATAAAACAATCAGTGGTGCAAGTAACACATTATCAGGTATAAACGCTACTTCTATATCAGATGGTTCAATTTCAAATACAGAGTTTGGTTATTTAAATGGGGTTTCATCTAATATACAAACACAATTAGACGCTAAAGCCTCAACTGCATTCGCTATTGCGCAGGCTGTTGCACTTGGTTAATACTCTACTATTCTTATAAATAGTAGAAAATAAGAGGAAAGTATGGCAACACCATCAACTAGAGAAACACTAAAACAATACGCTTTAAGAGCACTCGGAAAACCAGTCATAGAAATCAACGCTGATGATGACCAGTTAGAAGATAGAATTGATGAAGCGTTACAATATTTTGCGCAGTATCACTATGATGCGATTAGAAGAACGTATCTAAAATATCAATATACACAATCTGATTACGATAGAATTAATGCTGATAGTACAGAAACAGCGACTAAAAATTCTGTGACTACAACTTGGAAAGAGGGTAATGGTTTTATTATCGTACCTGAAAGTGTAATCTCAGTAATCAATATATTTCCCTATTCCGATAAAGGTAATTTAAATTTATTTGACGTAAGATACCAATTAAGATTAAATGACCTTTATGATTTTTCTTCTACATCTATTATTAACTATGATGTTGTATTAAGACATTTAGATTTTTTAGACCACGTATTAGTAGGTGAAAAACCTATAAGATTTAATCAACACGACAATAGACTTTACATTGACCAAGATTGGAAAAATGATTTACAAGTTGGTGAGTATCTAGTAATTGAGTGTTATAGAAAATTAGATCCAACAGTTTATACAGATGTTTATAATGACATCTATTTAAAAAGATATGTTACTGCGTTGTTTAAAAAACAATGGGGCGCAAACTTATCTAAATTTAATGGCGTAACAATGATTGGTAATGTTACACTTAATGGTCAACAACTTTACCAAGAAGCTTTACAAGATATAGAAAAACTAGAACAAGAGATTAGAAGTTCATACGAATTAAACCCTGCAATGATGATAGGATAATGCTATGGCTGTTAACCACTACTTTCAAGGCGGCAATGGTATTGGAAACGACAATGAAAAAAGGTTACACGAAGACCTTATCATTGAAGGATTAAAAATCTACGGACACGATTGTTATTATCTTCCAAGAACATTAGTTAATAGAGATTTAATTTTAGGCGAAGACTCTTTGTCTAAATTTGATGATTCATATTTACTTGAAATGTATATGGAAACAACTGAAGGTTTTGCTGGCGAACAAGAAGTAATTAACAAGTTTGGATTAGAGATAAGAGAAGATACAACTTTTATGATCTCTAAACGAAGATGGCAAGATCAAGTTGATTCAGTTCACACAATGATTGTTGAAGGAAGACCAAACGAGGGAGATATAATTTACTTCCCGTTAATGAATAGTTTTTTTGAAATTCAATTTGTACAAGATCAGGAACCATTCTTTCAATTAGGAAACTTACCTGTTTACAAATTAAGATGTACTCGTTGGGAATACTCAAACGAAAGATTGGATACAGGTATCGATGCTATTGATAGTGCTGAAACACAATACTCACTAGACCAAGGTTTATATCAAACATCACTAGAAAGTGGAACATTTGGTCTTGTAATGGGAAGTCCAGTAGTAACAGGAGATGTTGTTACTTCTATACCAATTGTATCAGGTGGAGAGGGTTATGTAACTGCTCCAACTATTACTATTTCAGCGCCATCAGCTTCTATTAACGCAACGGCGACAGCAAACTTAACAGGAAATACTTTAAGTTCATTTACAATTACAAACGCTGGTCGTGGTTATGGTTCAGCACCTACAATCACAGTAGTTTATGTAGCGACAGATAGTACAACAAAAACAAATACAGATTCATCACCAGGTTTAACAACAGGTCAATTAACTTCTATTACGCCAGCGACTATAACAGATATTGCGTCTATTACAAGTGTAACAGTATCAAGTCCAGGTGGCGCAGTAAATGCATCTGCTCAAGCGATATTAACAAGTGGTGTAGTCACTAGTATTAATATTACAGTTGATGGTTCAAGTTATCTTGGATTATCACCAACAGCTACTGTATCAGAAAACACAGATGCAACAGGTTCATTATTGTTAGAAAATGATAGCGCAGACGGTGAAACTCAATACTTTATAAATGAA